TCGCTAAAGGGCGACGTCATCCGCTGCCTGAACTGCGGTTGCGACTCCTCCGCGCCTGCGTCGTGCGGGATTGACTGCGGCCTTTGCCGTCACGACCGGCACCGCCCCAGCGCCGGCCCCGGACCCATACGCCACCCACGCTCTCCGCGACGAGCTCGGGGCCGCGCATACCCGCATAGCGGAGCTGGAAGCCGAACTGGGGCGCGTGGCGTTGGAGTTGCGCAGGGCGACCAGGAGGGGGAAGTGAGCCGCGCCCGCCTGCTCGCACTCCTGGCCCTGTCAGCGGCGTTGACCGTGGCTCGCAGGGGGCTTCGATGACCCCCCAGTACGTCCTCTGCAAATGCGGCGTGTTGGCCCGCGCTGACGCGCAATGCCGGTCCCGCCGGGAGATGGCTCGCATCGAGTCCGAGCCGCCCCCTAGGCCAATAGGCGAGAGCCGATACCAAGAGAGCACCGACCGCAACGTGGCGCCCAGGACGGTGAAGACATGACCGCCCCGCAGCTCGACATCACCGGCGCGCTCATCGTTGGGGCGCTGGTTTACCTCCACCTGTCTAGGTGGATCGGTAGGGAACGATGATCGCGCGGGTGCCTGACTGCAAGGTTTCCGCCACTTGGCCGCCTTCCGAAGCCGTGGAAAAGGTGAAGCCATGACCGATGTGCCGCGCGTCGCCCGTTACGCCCACGACCTCGGCCCTCTCGGCCACCTACGCGCGGAGCTCCAGCGAGAGACCGCCTACGGACCCTTTGAGCGCCAGTGCGCGTTTGCGGCCCGCCTCACGGTGGTGCTGCGCGTCCTGGCCAACGCACCAGCAGAAGCTAACGACAACGGGGGAGGCCTATGAGATTCGAAGACGAACGCTACATCCGCGTTTACACGCGTGACACGACCACGATGGTGATGCTGTCGTGGGAAGCACGCGCGCTCATGTACGAGGTCTTCCGCAAGGTGGACCGGGCCGGGCTCCTGGACCTCGGGGCTGACGGCCTCGATGCGCTGGCCGCTACGGTCCGCATGCCCCTCGATGTTGTGGGGCGGGCAGTCCCCGAACTCATACGTAGGAAGGTTATTGAGCTCAGACCCGACGGCCTACTCATCTGTCCAAGGTTCGTGGAGGCTCAGGAGGCCCTCCTAAGCGACAAGGCCAGAGCTCGTGCGTCCAGGGAGCGAGCAAGAGACCTAGCCCGCGCCGTGGACGAAGGCGTCACGCCATGTGACACGCCGTCACGCCATGTGACAGACGGTCACGAGGCGAACGAAAACGTCACGTCCAGTCACACGCCGTCACGCGCCGTCACGCGCGGTCACTCTGAGCCTTCTGAGCCTTCTACGCCTTCTACGCCTTCTGAGAGAGAGAGGCCTTCGGCCCCGTCGCCGCAAGCGGCTCCTCCTACACCGCCAGTGACTGTAACCGGAGGCATCGCCGGTAACGCCGTCAACGGCAACCTGGGGCAGCCTGCCATTCCATGCCTGAGTCAGGAATCGACGAAGCCGTCCAGGAAGCCTCACGCGACTGGGCACCGAATCCCCACGGGCTGGGCCCCATCCGAGGCCACCGTCGAGTACTGCCACGGGCTTGGCGTGGACCCGATTCCCGTAGTGGCTTCGTTCGCCGACTACTGGGAGGGCGTCCCTGGGTCGAGGGGCGTCAAGGTCACGTGGGACGGGACGTTCAGGAACTGGGTCAGACGGCTAGTCGCTGACGGCAAGGCTCCGGCATGGCGCCCCCCGAAGCTGGACGAGTTCGGTCAGCCGCAGCGGTACACCGAGTGTGGGCTCCCCATTTTCCGCTCTCCCGACCGAGACGACTTCATCCCCGACAACGAGGAAGAAGCCAGGAACCTGATTCTTTACGGGCGAAAGAAGGTCGCAAATGTCTGATCCAGAGCCGGTGCCGAGGCCATGGTGGTGGACTGCCGAGGTCGACGTGGACTCGCATCTCCAGCGCCAACGGGCCTACGGAATGGCGGATGCGGTTTTACAGACGTACCTGGACTTTTTGCCGAAGCTGGAAGCCGAGCTCGCGGAGGCGCTCAAGGACGTTCTCGACTGCCGAGAGGCGATTCAGGGCTGGAGCGACCTGGTGGAAGAGCGTGCGAGGGAACTCGCAGAATCGCGTGAACGCGAAGGGGGTTGGTAATGGTGGATTCGTACGAAGAGAAGGTCCGTAAGTTCCGAGAGCAACAGGCGGCCAAGCCGAAGCCGGCGCTCCACGTCGTGGGACCCGCAGGCGCGGTGAAGCCGGAGCGGACCCTCGCCGATGCCGTGCAGAGCGGCATGGCTCACCTGGCCAAGGGGCCGCCAGTGAATCCGGTCCTCACCGGCTTCCGGGATTTCGACCTCCGAATAACCCCGCTCGAGCCGAAGCAACTCACCATCCTCGGAGCCGACCAGGGCTCAGGCAAGTCGACGGCGGCGTTGCAGATCACCCTGCGAGCCGCAGCGAAGGGGCATAGCGTTGTCTACCTAAATCTCGAGATGCCCGAGGAGTCGCTCGGCATCCGGACCGTAGCCAACTACGCCCAAGTACCGACGGGGCGAGTCTTCCGCGGCGAGGCCGGGCAGGACGAGTGGACGCGGATAACCAACGCGGCGAAGGAGATCTGGGGGCCCTCGCATCGCATCGCGCTCGGTAACCGCTCCGACCACGCCGAAGCCGGCGCAGCGGCCCGGTTCTGCGCCCAGGCCCGGGAGACCGCGGCCAAGCGCGGCGAGCCCCTGGCCCTCATCGTCGTGGACCACGCACTCATGCTCTCCATGCCGGGTAACCACCGCGACGTCGATTCCGCAGGCAAGGCGCGCGCGGATTGGCTGAAGAACCTCGCGGAGGCAAACAACTGCCACGTGCTGGCCCTGTTGCACATCACGCGCGCCGCTGCGACGCAGGGCTCGATGCCGAGCCTCAACCAGCTCGCCTCGTCGGCGTGGTTCGCGCGACATGCGGACAACGTTTGGATTCTGCACACACCTCGCGGACCGGACCACACATTCACCGGCGCGCCGACCAAGCTCGCGTGCCAGAAAGGACGGTACGGCGACACACCCGTGGTGGAGCTCGAATACCGCTGCGGTGTGCTCTGGCCGTGGACGCTTTACGACACGGACGACGGCGGAGGTCGCAGGCTATGAGCGCCCCCGAAGCCACGCTAAAAACCGAGGTTCGAGCCCTGCTCAAGGCCCTGGGGTTCTGGGTGCTCAACAACGAGCAGGGCCGACGTGGGCGCTTCGTCTTCGGCCTCGGTATCGGCTCGCCTGACCTCGTCGTCGTTGTGCGCGGCAAATTCTGCGGCCTTGAGCTCAAGGTCGGAAAGAACAAACCCACGGCGGAGCAGCTCGCGTGGGGCGCCGAGCTCGTGGCGAACGGGGGCGAGTACCACATTGTGCGCAGCCGGGCGGATGTGATGGCCCTGGTGACCCGGTGGCGGAATCGTGGCGAGGTAGCGGCGTGCATTGGGTGATTGCTGCGCCTGGAAGGGCCCTAGAGCGAGCTTTCGGTCGCCGGACATCAAAAGGTACCTGGACGCGTCTACGGGCCTGCTAGGCGGCCATCCGTCGCCGGCTAGGGCTCCTCCAGCAGGGCGGCGATAACTTTGGCGGCGGTGTGGCGCATGGCGGGCTCCTTATCGCAACTGGATTGTAACAGCTGCCGTGAATGAGACCAGTGGTGCCGATGCGCGGAGTGTGTCATTGGTTGATCTCTGGGCGTATCGTGGACAAGTAACCCTCGCAGGAGAGTCCGCGGTTTGACCTGCCGCTATAGGCCGAAGATGGTCCGAATCGGCCCCTATGACTCAAACGGTGAAGTGATGGCTGGTGCCGGTGCCCAAAGCGAAACGCGCCAACGCAGAGTGGAATCGGTTCAGTCTGGAGGAACACGACCAATGACGACCATGCCCGAAGCTCTCTACCGCGCCCAAGACGGCACCCTCACCGGCTGCCCCGTGACCAAGGGCGACCAGCTCTGCACGTACGACAAGGACGACTACCGCAACTACGACGTAAAGCGTGTGGCCGAGACGTGCGAGCATATGGGCCTGGTACGATTCGTTGGCGACGAGACGTTCGTACCGTGCACGCTCGCGAATAGGTGGCGCAAGTATCAGCCCGAGCTCGAACGTGAGCGCCCCGTCACCCCCGAGCGGCACGCGGCCACGCCAGAAGAGCATCCCGTCGTGGAGGCCAAGGCGGTCAAAAAAGACCACGAGGACGAGCCGCACGACACGCACAAGCACGTTAAGCACGTGAAGGGGCACTGATGACCGCGTGGCTCCGCCGCCCATACGACCAATCCACTGATGAGGACGGGGTTGTATTCCTGTTTTTGAAGTCGTACGCAAAAGCTCGGGCGCGCGTGGAGCCTGCGGAGCCGCGGGATATCTGGGAACGTCATCACTCCGTGGTGATGTTCCTCCTCGCTCGCGCCCGCGTTGAGGTGCTTTGCGATCCTGTCTCTCCGGAGGTCATATGGGCGTTTGCTGCGACGGGCCCGGGCGTAGTTCACTACGCGGTTATCAAGCGGCCGTGGCGCGACATGCGCGTCCAGATGCTGGCGGACCTACTGCGCGAGCACATCGGCGTGACGTCGCGGGTGACTCACGCGTGCCCCGACCTTGCCGCGTTGGATGGCGGCATGACCAAAGACTGGGTGGGCGATCCCTACCTGTTGACGCGCATGGCGTTTGGGGAGGCGGCATGAACCTCTCCTTCCTCCGCCTCGACCCGCGCAAGGCGATCTCACATCCGTCGACACCATCACGCGAGGACACGTTTACCGCCGGGCAAGGCTGGATCATCGTGCGTGAGGGCGACACGGTATCGCTCACGCTCGCGGGTGTTACGATGCTGGTGCCGTGGATGTCCGTGTTGCAGGCGAGGCCGGCCGACGAGGATGTCATGCCGAATCTGGTGCCATTGGTAAAGACGAGCCACAACCAGCGTGGGCGCCGGTGATGCCAGGCGGTCGCCCGACCCTCCTCACTCCAGAGTCGCAGCGGAAGATCCTATCAGCCATCCGCAAGGGCAACTACCGCTCTGCGGCCTGTCATGCTGGAGGGATTGACTACGACACAATGCTTGGCTGGATCGAGCGAGGAAACAGGGGCATTGAGCCGTATGCCGAGTTTTCCGGTGCACTCAAAAAAGCTGAGGCTTATGCGGAGCGCAAGCTCGTCAGCGAGATCCGCCGAGGTGTGGATGCTTGGGTTAGCCGCGCTTGGATCCTCGAGAGGACCAGGCCCGCGAAGTGGAGCGGACGCGTCAAGGCGACGGTATACGACGAGATGCAGGCTCTCCTAGCCAAACTGAAAGACCGTCTCGACCCCGAAACCTGGTTAAGGGTGATTAGTGTCATCAGCGATACTGAAGAGGCTGGCGATACAGGAGCTGCAAGCCCTCCAGTCGCAGCAAAGCGCGAGCCACCAGAACACCGCGGTACCGCGTAAGTTTGTTGCATTCTGCAACTGGCTAGGCGTCGAGCTCACTCCCGGTCAGCGCGTCATCGCGAGCGTTGCGTACGACGGGCTCGAGCCGCGCGACCTCGATGGCGAGGACAGGTCGTTCGCGCGCGAGGTGTTCGGCGACGTCGAGACGCTTCCCGCATCGGCGCGCAACGTGGCCGTCTTCGTGTGCGGTGGCCGTGGTGGCAAGAGCTATGTCCTCGTCGCGCTCCGGCTCGTATGGGGTATGTACACGCGCGACCTGTCCACGCTCGCACCTGGGCAGCGCGCGGTGGCGCTCACCATCGCGATGAACGAGACCCTACGGCAGGAGGTTACGAACTACGCGCTCGGCGCTATCCGCTCGCATCCATGGCTTCGCACTACGTTGCGGCTGTCGCGTGGCACGCGCGAGGACGAGACACCGTCCACGTTTCGCGTTGAGCGCCCTGACGGGCAGAGTGTGACCTTCGAGGGCGGCGTTGCCAGCCGAGGCGGCTACGGCGGTCGTGGCCGTTCACTTACGGACGTGGCGCTCGACGAGGCCGCGTTCTTCCGCGATGCGAGCTACCAGGTCAACGACGAGGAGATCTTTAAGGCCGCCGCGCCCCGTGTCTTACCAGGCGGGCAAGCCATCGTAGCGTCCACGCCGTGGGCCGAGGCTGGTCTGCTTTACAACCTGTACTCCACCAACTGGGGCAAGCCCGTCGATGCCATCGTGGCCCACGCACCCACGCTCGCCATGCGCCCGGCCGCCGCGGAGCAGGTGGAGCGCGAGCGACGTCGAGACCCAGACAATGCGGAGCGCGAATTCGACGCGCGCTTTATGCGTGGCGGGACGACGCTGTTTTTCCCAACCACGCTCATCGAGCAATGCATCGACGATACGCTAGTGCTGCCAATGCTGCCGACGCCAGGCCAGCGCGTTTCGGCTGGCGGGGACTTTGGCTTCCGTGCGGACTCCTCGTCGCTAGCCATCACGCACCGTGATGGCCGCATGATCACGCTTGCAGCGCTGGTGGAGCTTCGCCCGACGGATGCCGCAGCCCTCAAGCCGAGCGAGACCGTGCGCACGTTTGCGAGCACGCTGGTGGCTCACGGATGCTCGTACCTGATGGCCGACGGACACTACAGGGAGGCTATCGTAGAGTACCTCGCAGAGTCGGGGTTGGCCTTTGCCGATGCGCCCACGACACCAGCAGACGCGTACGTGAGAGCTCGCACGCTGATGCGTGAGGGGCGCGCGCGGTTACCTCGACAGGCCAGGCTATTGCAACAGCTGAGGGAGGTACAGGGCCGTCCAACCCCGGGCGGAGGCCTCAGCATCATCCACCCGCGATGGCGTGGCGGCGGACACGGAGACCTCGTCGCGTCTTGGGTGCTGGCCCTTTGGCAACAGGGCGACGAGGAAATAGCCGCTGCACCGCCCGAGCGAGGCACCAGCGAGTGGGAGGAGGCCGAGCGGGCCCGCAGGCGCAAAGCCCTAAAAGAGGAGCAGTCAAAGGCGTGGTGGAAGCGGTGAATGTTGTGCGTTCTGTAAATTCTGGTAATACAGAAAGCAACCGTGGATAGCAGCTCCCGCGACGTCGAGGATTGGATGGCCAAGCTGGCGTGGATGCGCCAGCACGGAGTCCTGTCCGCATCGTGGTCGTTCGACGGTGCTCTCGCATCCGCATCGCTTGGCGATGTGCCGCCCCCTCCGCCAAGCCCGGCGGACGAAGCTGAACCGAAACCCCAGCATTACGTAATGCGACGCCGCGGTAGCGCGGTGCCTGGCCTACGTGAGGTCGAGGGTGATGCGGACGACCAGTAACATCGCTGGCGCTGGGTGCGTCGATACGCAGTGGTATCTTGATACCAAGGACGGCCTGGGCGGCGACAAGCTGACCACGACCATGGGCCACATCCGCGAGCGCACGCGGTGGCGTAGGGACGCGGATCGCTTTCACGCGGAGCGGTACGCGGGCGGTCCTGGAGTGCTCGATATCGGCGCGATGAGTGCCACCAGCAACACGCGCTACACGCCATCGACGACGCCGCGCAACGTCTGCAAACAGGCGACAGACACGATGGTGGCCAAGGTTGCCAAGCATCGGCCGCTGCCGCAGGTGCTCACGGCTCGCGGCTCGTGGGGCGACCAAAAGCGCGCGCGCAAGCAGACGCAGCTCCTTGACGGCGTGTTTCACAAGACGCGGTTTTTCGAGCAACACGCCCCCGATTGCGTACGCGACGCGTGCGTCTTCGGTCGCGGCATCGTTCGCGTGTACGAGGACCGCAAGCGTATCTGCGTGGAGCGCGTGGTGCCGTGGGAGCTTTACGTTGATGACTGGGACGCACGCTACGGCGAGCCGCGCAACATCTACCAGTGTCGCACGATGGACCTTGGCGTAGCCTTCGCGCGCTTTGGGGCAAAGCGTGAGGGTGAGGAGCAAGACGTAGCCGACGCGCGAAAGAAGGCGCTCTACGACGCGTCCAGTTCATCGCCGGGTGACGATTGGGACTGGGAAGGGTCGAACGACAGCACGGTCCTAAGAGTCCGTATCATCGAGGCCTACCACCTATGCGACGACGAGAGTGCGCACGACGACGACGAGGAGCACGAGTGCACTGGCAGGCATTGCGTGTCCGTCTATGGGTCCGACGTCATGCTCGTGAGCGAGGCCTATGAGGAGGCCATCTTTCCGTACGCGGTGATGAGCTACAGCAAGCCGCTTGCGGGCTACTTCGGGACCGGCCTCGTGGAACAATTGGAGGGCTGGCAGGCCGCCGTCGACGAGCAGTTCGAGAAGGTCCAGGATGGCCACCACATGCTCGGCGGCGGCATGTTGCTGGTGCCCATCGGCTCGGACATCGTCGATACGTCGTTGCACAACGGCGTGGTGCCCATCATCAAGCACCAGCCTGGCAAGCCGCCGCAGTGGGTCACGCCTGCGCCTGTGCATCCTGCCGTTTACCAACGCGAAAGAGACATGCCTATTGACGCACTGGCGGAGGCTGGCCTGTCGCAGACGTCGACGCAGGCGCAGCACCAGCCGGGCATCGAGTCGGGCATCGCTATCCAGACGATGGACGATATCGAGTCCGAGCGTCACGTCATCTTCGGGCGCGCGTACGAGTCGTGGTGCCTCACGGTGGCGCGTCTGTTTATCGCCAGCGCCGCCCGCATCGCGAAGCGCTATGGCGACATGGCCGTGAGCGTGCCCATGAAGGGCGGGCTTCTCAAGTTGTCGTGGAAGGACGTCAAGCTCAAGGACTTCCAGCTCCGCGTGTACCCGACGTCGCTGCTACCGGAGCAGTTAGCGGGCCGGCTCGATAAGCTCAAGATGCTCTTCGAGGCGCAGCTCATCGACCGCCAGACGTTCCTGCAACAGCTCGACGCGCCCGACCTCAACGCGGAGCTCGACCTCGACACGGCCGCGCGAATGAACATCGACGAGAAGCTCGAAGCCATCCGCGACGCTGACGAAGACGAGCTCGAGGAGGTCTACCGATCGCCCAGCTCGTACCAGGACTTCCGATGGGCTCAAAAGCGCGCTCAGCAAGTCTTCAACAAGGCCGAGAGCGATGGGTGTCCCGAAGCGAACCTCGACGCTTTGCGCGAGTTCATGGCCGAGTGTCAGACCCTCATCGACAACGATCCTGCATCCCAGCCTGCGCCCCCGATGGGCCCTGCGATGCCCCCACCCATGGGCGACCCGATGGTCGGACCCGTACCGATGGCAGCGTGACCCATGAGTGACCCGACCACGCAACCGACTGCCGCCGCCCCGACCGTCGTCCAGCCCGGTGCCGATAACACCGAGTCGCACGTCGCGAGCCTGGACGAGCGCACGGACGCGCTGTTCGAACGCTACGCCGCCGAGTCGCGTGAGGAGCAGGGCATCGCCGATGCTGCGGAGCCGACGGAGCCGGCCCCTACTGCGGAGACCCCGACCGACGCGCCCGCCGTCGAGGCGCCCCCCGCCAAGCCGCGCGAGTCGGACAAGGACCTGGAGCTGCGCGCTAAGGCCGAACGCGAACGCGTGGCCTGGAAGCGTGAGCAGGTAGCGAAGGAGCGGGAGGCGAAGGAGCGCGAGGCGACCTACGCCAAGCGCGAGGCCTCCCTTGCCGCCTTGGAAAAGCGCTTCGAAGACCCCACGGAGTTCCTGAGTTGGATCGAGGAGAAGGGCTGGGGCGACAAGTACGCCCAGCACATCATCGACCTGACGGCGAACCCGGCGAAGCGTGCGGAGATTGCCGCCAAGCGCATTGCGCAAGAGACCGCGGCGAAGCAGGACGAACGCATCGCCGCTATCGAGGCGCGAGAGAAAGAACTGCGTGAGACTGAGACGCGAGTGCGTGCAGAGCGGTCGCTCACCTCACGCATCGAGCAAGTTACGGAACACGCCCCGCACGTGGCCAGATTTCTCAAGAAGAGCCCCGAGCGCGCCATCGCGCACGCACACGCTGTCGCCGCCACTCTTTCGTCCCAAGGATTGGACTTCAATCTGGACGACGTCATCATCAACATGCAACGCGAGCTCAGCGAATACGCGAGCACGCTCACCGAGACGCCAGCCCGCGTCGCGCCGACCGAGACCGTAGCCGACCCCGCCAAGCCCAGTCCCCATAGCGCCCCAGCCACGGCGACCACTGTCAGCAACCGCGCCGCCGCGTCACGGACTGGGATCGTCACGGAGGATGCTCCTCTGTCGTACCGGGACCGAATCGCTGCAGCCGAGCGGCGCGCCCGGCAACAGCGATAACCAAAAGTCGCTCGGGAATGCGCCGGGGAAGGGCCCGCGCTATGGCTACCGTTCTCGCAGCACCCGGCTGGAACCTTGGAAAAGAGGTCTGGCCGCAGAATTCTATTTACGACATCGTCCTCGATGGCTCGCCGCTCATCGGCAAGCTCCGCAAGAACACCAAGTTCGGCGAAGACAAGATGCACATCGCGATGGGCTCCGGCCTGCCGCAGGGTGTCGGTCCTGTGTTCGAACTCGCCAAGGGCGGGAAGACGGCAAGCGTCGCCGACCAGATGACGCTGACAGCGAAGACGCTGTACGCGCTCTTCTCGATTCAGGGCCGCTTGATGCGGCAAGCAAAGATTGACAAGGCCGTCATCGTCAAGCCGTACGGCCGCGAGTCGCGGAACGCCATCCAACAGTGGAAGCGCGACTTCACCGCGTTCCTCTACGGCAACGGCGGTGGCGCCATCGGCAAGGTCAGCGCGGGCTCTGCGGTGACCACGGCCACCATCACGCTCAGCGACACGAGCAAGATTCGTAACTTTGCCAAGAACCAAATGCTCTGGGCGTCCACCACGGACGGCACCAGCGGCACGGTCAAAACCGGTGAGGTCACGGTCCTTTCGGTCAAGTACTACGGGGCGAACAAGGGACAGATCACCGTCTCGAACACCTCTTGGGACACGGGCATCCCGACCATTGCGGCGGGTGACTTCCTGTTCCGACGCGGCGTGTTCGGCAACGTAATCACGGGCCTGGACGGGTACATTCCCAAGTTCGATCCGGGTACCAGCGGCGTGCCTGCGACGCTCAACGCGCTGGACCGGTCCGACTCCCCCACGGAGTACGGCGGAATCCGCATCGACGGGACGAACCTCACGGTCCTCAACGCGGGCATCGCTGCGGCGAGCGCCATCGTGGACTTCGGAGGCATGCCGGATCTTTGGGTCATGTCCACCACGGAGTGGAACACCCTACGCATCGAGCTGTCGGCCGCCGGCTCGCTGACATACGGCACATCGCCGGCGGCGGGCATCGGCAAGTATAAGCCCGGCATGTCCTACAAGAGCATGACGATCATCGGCCCGCGCGGCGACATCGAGGTCCTGGCGGATCCCGATTGCCCCGTCGGTCGCAGCTACATGTTGATGTCCGAGACGTGGGAGATCGCATCGACCGGCGAGCTCGTGTCTCTCATCGAGTCGCCGATGATGGAGGAGCTTGCAGACGCATGGGAGAGCCGATTCGTCGGTGACTCAGAGGTCGTATGCGAGGCCCCCGGGTACAACGCAACCATCCAACACACGGCGGGAGCCTGAGTCATGAGCGATACAAGCGTTTACGTTGCTGCCCTCGAAGGCGAGGCGGCATCGATGAATCTGGTGGATTTTAAGACCGCGGTGCGATTGACGGTGCGCCGCACGTACAGCATCAAGGTCCAGGATGCGGCCACGGCCGGTACGGCGGTCACGGAGTCGGTTCTGGAGCACGTTCGCAGAGCCGGCAGAGTGGTCTCCGTGACGGTGGCCGCGCCCATCGCGGTCACTGCGGCGGCGTCCAACATCGCCACGTTCAACGTGGCGAAACGCACCGCCGCCGGGGCATCGGTGGCTGTCGCTACCGGCTCCACGGTTACCGCTGGTACACCTGGGACGCTTACGGCATTCGTGCCTGCGGCGCTCACCATTACCGCCGCGAACTCGCTCCTTGCCGCCGGCGACGTGCTTACGTTCGCTATCGTCAAGGGCGCGTCCGGCGTCGCCGTCACCGCGGCCACGAGCTACTTCGTCGTGTCCGTGGACGTTGAGGAGTCTATCTGATGCCGCTCGCAGCTAGCAGCCTTGCCCGGGACCTCAACCCCGGGCAGGTGCGTGCGGACATCAGTATTCTCATCGGCGCGTCTGGCGCGGTCACGTCGTACAAAGGACAGGGGCTCAAAGTCACCCCGGTCCTAGCGACGACGGGGACGTACACCCTGACGACCGAAAAGGGATACGCGGCCCTCATCGGCGCAAAGGGCTCAGTGCGCAACGCTACGGGTACCAACGTCCTGTTTCCTGTCGTCACGGGCGCCTACGCCAGCGGCGTGCTGACCGTGGAGACGCGCCTTGCGGCCGGCACGGTGACGAACCCGGCGTCGGGCTCATACATCGATCTCGAGCTCATCTTCGACGAGCAGGGGATCGTGAAGTGATGGCGTCGTCTCCTGGGCTAAAAGGCCTCATGTCCGCGGTCGACGCGGGCGGAGACGAAGAGGAGGAGGCGCCCCCGGATGTTGAGTCCGGTGGTGCCGAATCCGAGATGCTCAGTCGCGCCTTCGACGCGTCCAAGTCGGGCGACAAGGCATCGTTCACGAGCAGCATGCTCTCGGCAATCCGCGCGTGCGTGCAGAAAGAGCTCGCCGCCGGCCCCGAGTCTGAGGAGGTCTGACCGATGGCGCGCGCGGTAAGTCTAGCCACGCTACGCAGCCGCGTGCGCCGTCGTACGGATTCGGAGAGTGAGTCGTCGCGCTTCCCTGACGATGAGGTAGACGACTGCATAAACGAGGGAATCGCCCAATTTCACGGGGAGCGGCTTCGCATCCGGCCGCAGGGATACGACGACTCGTACACGACGATCGACATCTCCGCCGGGCAGAGCATCTACGGTCTGCCCGCGGAGTTTCTCCAGGTGACCAAGGTCTATGTGACCACCAACGGCGTCGAGTCGCAGGCGACCGTATACGAGGAGGCCGACACGAACGGCATTACCGAGCCCCAATCGTGGGGCGGGCAAGCGCCGTCGTTTCGCCTGCTCGGCAACAACATCGAGTTTCGCCCGTCGCCCGCGGCCGACGGCACCGTGTCGATCAAGTACGTCTCTACGGCGGTGCGGCTGGCAGATCCAGCGGACACTATCGACGGCGTGGACGGCTACGAAGAGTACGTTGTCGGATGGGCGGCCAAGCTGCTATGCACCAAAAACGGAGACACCACCCGGGCCGCGTTGTGTGACTCGCTGATGGCGTCGGTCCTGGACCGCATGCGCTCCGTGGAGCATGCGCGAAACGCTGTTGCTCCGCCTCGCATGCTGGACGTGCGTGGGCAGGCATGGTGGCGCCGTGGGAGGAGGCTACCGCCAGCATGAGGACAGTCATCCCCCAGTCTACCGAGGTCACCGGCGACCGTCAGACGCAAGTCATCCAGGAGGCGTCGGACCGCACACGTCGAGCCGTCAACGCGGCCGGTGGAGTCATGCCACTCACGACGGATGTGGTCACGTTTACCGCCGGCGCTGTCGTGGCCATAAACCACGGGCTGGCTCGCGTGCCGACGGAGTGGATCCTTACAGACGTCGTGGACGGGTACCCTTCGTTCAAGCGTGTCTCGTGGGACGCCAAGACCATCACGATCCAATCCGCCAACGCGTGCAGCGCACGTTTTAGGGTGGCGTAGATGGCGAGCGGCGGACCCAACACGCAGACGATTCACATCCCGCTGGACGGCGGCATCGACCAGCGGACGGCGCGGCACTGGGTGCAGTCGCCAGCCGTACTCGACTCCGTCAACACGCGGTTTCGTCAAGTCGGCGGCGTCGAAAAGCGGCCCGGCTGCGAGCTCGTGGCGGACACCATCGGTGGCGCCGCGTTCGTTGGTGCTCGCGGACAGCTCTACGCCCTCAATGACAAGCTGGTTGCGACCGACATGCACTCGATCGGCGCTCTGCGCGGGGACGACTTCGTAGGGTCTTGGCCAGCCCCGGAGGCCTCTCCCAGCTCGATGCGGCTCACGTCCAGCATGGGCGGCCTCGGAATCAACGATGTCATTCTGAGCTCGGGTGACGTCCTGTTCACCGCGTGGACTTCGGCGGAGGCAACCTCTGAGGCTGGGCGCCTAGTCGTCCAGGCCACGGATCCGGACGACGGGACGCTACTGACAAGCGCGTGGTTTATCGACCCGGTGACGGTGGTCAACCTGCGGCTAGCGACGCTAGGGACCGACGTAATCCTGTTCTACGCAGAGTCAGGGTCTGCTCTCATTAAGTACGTTCGGTTCGATGGTGCCACCGGCATCGCATCGAGCTCTGGCACCCTGGTCTCTGACAGCATCGTGAACGCGGGGTTCGACCTCATTGAGGTGAGCGGGTCGCTGTATCTCATCTACGTGATCACCGGAAACAGCATGCGGGCCAGGCAGTTCAACTCGTCGCTGGTCAACACGGCGACCGTTAACCTGTCGATTGGGGCTGGACAACAGGCTCGATTCTCAGCAAGCCACTCGAGCGGGACACTTTGGGCGGCTTGCGTTCGCGACACTGGAACCGACTCCTTTGTGCGCGCAGCCGCCATCGCGGTGCCAGCGATGACGCTTACGACCGCCATGTTTACTGCGTACACGGTACCCAACACGGACGGACAGATTTCGTGTACGGCCATCACCGCGCTGTCCGCCACCACGGCCATGGTGGCGTTCACCGGATGGTCTATTTTTTCCGGGGCGGTGGTCACTGATATCACGGTGCCGATGACCATGGCGCCAGTGGTCAATACCTCCGGCACGGTATCCCCAGCGGCGGCCGCGCGCGTGAATTGGTGGACCCAGATTTGTGGGCGACCCTTTATCCGCGACGGCAAAACGTACGGGTGGGTCTATACCGGAGGGACCCGGTTTTCCGCGCCCACTCCGCCGCTCGAGCAGCGCTGTCAGTTTACGTTGGCCCTGGTCGACTACGGTACCGGCGACACGTCGGCCGATGAGCGGGTCTTTCGGCCCGTGTGCTGGACCGAGGCGCGCTCGGCGTACTTTGGCCCGGTCGACCAGGACACTCACGCGCAGGGCTCCGCCATCTTTCGGGCCGGGCACGCGGCCAACAGCCTCGTCCGAGGCACCAAAAACTCAACGCTTGGGCGCGTGGTCGTGTCCGCTGACGGGCGCGCCGCGCTGACCTTGGTGACCGCTGATTACGGTGCGCCCAACCAGATGATCTCGTGCACGCTCGGACGCTCGCTCATGCTGTCGCCTGGGTGGTATTGGGATGGCCGCGGCATCGGCGAATTGAGCTTTTGCTACTGGCCGCAGAGCCTTTTGGTGGACACGTACACTACGGGCGGCGGGCTGGTTGCTGGCCAGTCGTATCGGTGGCGTGTCTGTTACGTGTTTATCGACGCGACGGGTGACGTGCACCGCTCGCAGCCGAGCGACTACGTGGAGGGCACGGCCTCGGACACCTCGGCGACGCTCCTCGTTCCGACGCTTTGCCTCACCGGCCGTCAGCGAATCGTGAGCAAGGGCCCACCGGGTACGGGCGGCGGCGTGCTCCCGGAGATCCTCATCGAGGTCTACAGAACGAAGGATACGGCGGTGGACCCGAATACCTACTACCTCGTCGCCGAGGGCAGCGATATGGCCATCGACGATGTCTTTTCGCCATACGCCACCATCGTGGATGTGCGGTCTGACGACGAGATCGCCACGCACCGCCAGCTGTACACGCTGGGTGGCGTGCGGCCGAACGTGCAGCCGAGCGGGTTCACCGCGCTCACCCCATACCGCAACCGCGTATGGATCGCCTACGGGAACACCGTGGCCTACTCCAAGGCCTACGTTACGGGTGATGCGGTGTCGTTCACGGACGCGTTCACCCTGCCGCTGGAGGAGTCTGGCGACATCACCGCGCTTTGGGTGCAGGACGATACGCTGTTTATCTCGACGGACGAGCGGATCTATTACCTCCAAGGCGACGGGCCGAATGACCTCGGGAACCTGAACGACATTGGCACGCCGAACCGGGTAGCCACTGACCGAGGTGTGTCCGAGCCAAGAAGCATCGCCACCGGGCCGCTTGGCACCTACTACCAGTCGCGCGTGGGGATCCAGCTCTTGGACCGAGGCCGCAACGTATCCCCGGAGCCCGTAGGCGCCAGGGTCCAAGACACGCTAGGGGCATTCCCCACCATCACCAGCGCGCTCGTGCACCCCACCGGGAGCTACGTCACGTTTACGTGCTCCAACGGCTCGGCAAACACGCGCTTAGTGCTGGACTACACCGCGGACAAATGGAGCCGCGACGAAGTGCTCGCCGGGACGCCAGTTATCACGAGCTCGGTCAACCTTGGAGGCGACCAATACTTCCTCGCCGGTGGTGCGGTGTACAGAGAGACTCCTGCCGCTTGCCTCGATGCTGGCGCGTGGGTCGCCCAGTCCGTCACCGTCGCAGAGCAACACCCCGCTGGACCGCAAGGCAACGTCACGTTCCTCAAGTGGACCGTGTTGGCGGAGCGCTACACGGCGCGCGACCTCACGGCGTCATGGTATCGAGACTACGCGAGCGCCTCGTTTGAGACTCAGACGCGCGACAGTTCCAAGCTTACCGCGGTCGTCGAACAGGCCTCGTTCAATCCGGCGATCCACCGCGCCCAGTCGATGCGGATGCGCATCGCGGATGCTACGCCTACGGGAGGCGGAGCCGTGGGCACGGGGCAAGGCGCTACGCTGATGGCGCTGGCGATCGAGCTCGAGCCCATCGACAAGAATACGTTCAGGTTGGCGGCGTCGCAGAAAGGATAACGACGATGACTCAGGCGAACACGATGGATTGGGCGGCGGCCAGAGCCAACCCACCAGCGCAGCAGCAGCGCACGAACAATCCAGCCGTCGGGTATAGGGATGGGTACGGGTTTGTCGACGCGGATGGGAACCCGACGACGCAAACAGACCCAACGATGACGCCGGATTACTACGGGGACATCATCACAAAATCCCAGGCGCCTGTAGTCAATATGTCAGGTGGTGGCGCTCCTACCAACGGCACGATCGTCGACCCGGTTACCGGCAAAGTCACGACCCTGGGCGCCGACCGCGTTGCCGGCTCGCAGACGACCACCTACCGGGCCGGCGTGGACGATCGCCCGTGGACCCACGTGGCCCAACCCAGCGCTTACCTATACGGCGGCGTTCCGGGGGGCGCCGATGCTGAGGCCCAGCGTTATGCGGGGCTGTCAGCCGCGACTGATCTGCGCATGGCCCCGCAGATCGCCAGCAACGCCTACGGGCTCCAGCTGGCGGGCGATATGGCCCAGGACACGGGCTCGCGCGGCAACCAGCAATACGGACTGTCGCAGCTGCAAAACACCATCGAGGGGCGCGGCATGAGCGTCGCGCAGCAACAGCAAAACATCGGGCTCGCTCAGGCCATGCAGCAACAGGCGAGCATCGCCAACAGCGCGCGTGGCGGCGGGGCCAACCTTGCGGCGGCGCAACAGGCGGCGGCCAACGCGGCCGGCAACATGTCCGGCAATGCGGTCCAACAGGCCGGCTTGCTGCGCGCTCAGGAGCAGACCGCGGCCATCAACGCCTATGGCCAGCAGGCGGGCGCGATGCGAGGACAGGACCAGTCGCGCGCGCAACTTACTGGGCAGCTAGCGACCAACCAGACCGGCATCGACCTGCAAAGCCGCAACGCGAACGACTCGCGCAATCTCGCATACGAGCAGATGCGGCGCGGTGTATTCCAGGACCAGTCGCAGGCTCGCCAGGCGGGCGAGGCCATGGATCAGGGGATCGTGCAACAAAACGCGAACAGGCAGCAGACGGCCGACCTTGCCGCCACTGCAGAACGCGACAAGATCGCCGGGACCGCCATGACCGTCGGTGGGTCGATCGCAGGCACGCTCCTGGCGCCCGGGCCGGGTACCGTCGCTGGAGGCGCACTCGGTCAGGCCGCAGCGGCGAGCACGCGCAAATGATTCCCAACGACGCATTCCTCGCCAACCTCGCCGGGCCCGCCGCCGCGTATCTCGCGCCGCAAGCCACCATGCCACCGCCAGACCCGGCGCAGATGGCGAGGCTCCAGGAGTTTGCCGCCGCGCAGGCCCCCGCCGCCGTGGCGCCGCCGACCGGAGTCCACGAGACACCAGCGTGGATGGCGCCGCAGAGCGCTGACGTGACGTCTCGCCCGCTCACGCCTATCGCGGCTGCACCGCCGATGACGGCGCCGGCTCCGCCAGCCAACGCCCCCGTCCAAGGCCCCATAGCGCATGTGTCCAGCGGCGAGCATCCGGGACCGCGCTCGCCTTCGGCCGGCCCCGATTCGCCAATGCTCGGGGGATACGCGCCGCCACACTCGCCTGTCGTCGCTGTATCGAGCGGAGGCACACCCTCTCACGAGGCGCTCGTCGCTGGGCCCACGCAAACGGGGCTCTACAACCAGGCCCTCGGCGAGCGGCAGGCTGGCGTCCAGGCGGAGTCCGAAGGGCAGAAGCAGGCCTCCCTCAACGCCGCCATCGCAGCATCGGTGGCACGCGACGATGCGCTCGCTCGGGAGCACGGAGCGCAGCAGGCGAGGGCGGAGCAGCAAAAGCAGCTCGACGCCAAGCGCGCTCGGCTGGACGCTGCCGCCCAGGAGCTCGACGCGAACAAGCCGACGGACTTTTGGTCGGATCGCTCGACGGGTAACCGAGTGGGCATCGCAATCGCCACGGCCCTCGTCGCTGGCGGGCAGACGCTCGCCGGTGGCAACCCAGCGCTGGGCCATCAGATGCTGCAAAGCATGATCGACGACGACATGCGGACCAAGCAGGCCAGGTACGGTGTGGCGCGCGACAAGAAAGACGTCGCCCAGGGGCAGTTTGACAACCTAGCTCACCAGATCGGAATGGAGCCGGCCAAGGACATGTGGCAAGCGGCCGTCAAAGACAAGATGGCGGCGGCCGCGGAGATCCAAGCCCAGTCCGCGAAGTTGCCTCTCATCCAAGCCAACGCCGAGAAGATGGCGAGCAACCTGCGCGCGGAGGCCGACGAGCACCGGGCGAACGCGTTCATCAAGTGGGTGCCAGCGCAAGGCGGCGGCACCAAGTACATGGTGGACGGTATCCCCATCGCGGTGAGCGGGGACAAGGCCTTTGCTCACCTCGCGGCGAACCAGATGACGGACCGCAAGCAGTACGGTGATGAGCGCGTCGAGGTCATCAAGCAGGCCGGCAAGGCCGGCGAAAAGAAGGACCAGGGCACGAAGTTCATCGCCGAGAAGTTGCAGACTGCCGACATTCCCGGCGCCCTCACCGCGCTCAACAAGGCAGACTCATTCCTTTACGACGATCCAAAATCGGGGCGCAAGGCGGTGACGGCAGGCATCGACATCGCAAGCAACAGGGCCTGGAGTGCGGAGGGACTCAAAGGCGAGGTGGCGCGAGCGGCATACCGCCGCATCCACGGAGAGGACGCCGTCAAGCGTGAGCAAGCCTGGGACGGGGCCGTCGACCTCGCGCTCAAAGCCCTCACTGGAGCCGGCAAGAGCGAGAAGGAGGTCGCGTCAATGAAAAAGCAAGCCCTCGGCGCTGGCGACGTCGAGTCTCGACGCGAATGGGTGCGCGACATGACGCAGCGGATCTCCTCCGCGAAGGAAAACATTTACGCTGGCGCGGGCCCTGAGGCCGCCGCCGATTACGAGTCCAACAAGGCCGCGCTCAAGCCCAAGGCGATCAAAGAGGAGGCGATCAGATGATCGGGTTCAAGTGACCGAGCCCGCCGCGCCGCTCGCTCCTGCCGCACCGGAAAAGACTGCGGTCTACAATCCGGAAGGCAAGCTAGTGCGCATCGCGGCAGCGGACGTCTCTGCCGCGCTCGAGCAGGGCTACCACGCGGCCGGAGCGGCGGACCTTGCCGAGCATGCATCGGGCGATACCAAGCTCAAAACGCTCCACTACTCCGAGCTGCGAGAGAAGGGTATCGACCCACTATCAGCGGCGTTGGCGGTCACGGCGCCCGCCAACATGCACCCAGCGTTTGGGGCCTTCCAGGCGGGCGCGCTAGAGGGTGCGACCGCGGGTCTCGGCACCGTCGCGGCGGCCAAGGTCGGCGGCGCCATCGCTCCGATCATCGCGCCTGGCGTCGACGGCGAGAAGGCCGTAAAGAGCGCATTCGCAGAGCTCAAAGAGAGCTACCCCACGACGTCTGGCGCGGGCGAGCTCGCTGGCATGGTGGGCGGGGCGGCACTCGGCGGCGGGCTTGCCGCTGGGGCGCTTGGCAAGGCCGGCACGGTGGCTCGATACGCGATCCCCACGGCTGCATTCGACGCCGCCGGCGAAGCTGTTGGCGGCGCTGCGTTGCGGGGTCTCGGAGGACGGCTCGGCGAGAGTGTGCTTAGCAAGGCCGCGACGACGGCACTCGAATACGGGGCGCGCGCCGCCGTGGAGCAAGGCCTCTACAGCGGCGTGCATGAGATGTCCGAGGAGATGCTAGGCGACCACGAGCTGAATGCGGAAAAGATTTTCTCGGCATCGGCGGAAGGGGCGGCCCTCGGCGGCTTGGTGGGTGGAGGTCTTGGCGCAGCCGGCTCGCTGGTCAAGTCTGGAACGACGGGGCTCAAGGGGCTCATCGCGGAGACGGCCGCACGCCACGTGGACGATATCGAGGGGCTGGCGAACGAACAGAGGTGGAAGACTGTTGACCCGCTCAAGAAGTACACGCGCGAGGCCGAGGCTCGCGTGGAGGGCGGGACCAAGACGGTAGGCGACGCGATGAAGCGCTACGACATTGGCAAGGTCGGCGACGACATCGAGGCCACCGCCTCAAAAGCCGAAGCCGCCAAATCGGAGATCGGAAAGAAGATCGGCGACATCCACGCGTCCAGCCCCGCCACGGTGGAGTACGGAGAGCTCATCGATACCATCGATGAGGTGATCGACCCGCTTCGCAAAAAGGCCGGACAGGAGCATATTGTCGACTCGCTCACCAAGTACCGCTCATCGCTCGCCGACAAGCTCGGTGTGAATGCGGAGGTCGACGCCTTCGTTCGCGCCCGCAATATGGGTGAGCCCATCAACCTGGGTGCCAAGGCGATGACGGAGCGCGAGCACCAGCTACTTACCGAGGCATGGGCTGCCGCGCGCTCCAAGCCGCTCCCAGTGCAGGACGTCATCTTCCAGCGCAAGGCTCTCGATGACCTGGTTTATGGAGAGGCCAAGGCGCTCGATCCGAACATGCGTGTGGGTTTCCTCCGAGACATCCGACGCGGCATCGAGGGCCACGTCGTCGACGCCATCGACAGCGCAGCGACGAAGGCCGGCAAGACCGAGATGCGCGCCGAGCTGATGGGTCTCAAACGCGACTACCAGGCCATGAGCATCGTCTCGGATGCCGCCGCAGACTCCACCGCGCGCGCCGCCACCAACCGTAACTTTTCGCTATCCGACTACATCAGCGGCGGCGCCGCATCCCACGCGGGCGCAGCGGTCGGTGGGGCCGTGCTTGGGGCTCCTGGCGCAATGCTCGGAGGGCTAGCGGGTGGTGCACTGGGGGCCGCCGGGAACAAGTACGCGCGCTCCCAAGGCAACGCCATCGCCGCATCCACGCTTGACAAGCTGGCGGCCTACAGCCGAGCCCAGCAGGCGATTCGCCAGACCGACAAGCAGCTCGCGGCCACCGCGAAAGCACTAGTCAACGGAGCGGAGCACTCCGGCGCGCCCGTTACCGAGCCGCTCCGTAAGCGCTACGCGGCCGCGCGCTCCGAATACGACGATATGGCTGGCAACCCCCGAGCGGTCGCCGAAAAGCTGGCCATCCCCGAGTCACATCTACCCAAGACCTCCGCCGCAGCCGCCATGGTGGCCACGCGAGCCTTTGCGCACCTCACGTCAACGTCGCCGCCGGCGCTCGGACGCCCCACGCTCGGACGCGCCGTACCATCGAGGCCGAGCGATGCGGATATGCACCGGTACGTACAGACCCACAGAGACACGACGAGGCCCCTCGAGGCGCTCCGCAACCTGCAATACCGGCCAGCCCAGTCGACGGCTTACGCGCTCCAGACGGTCACGCCCAAGATGTACGCCGACCTACAACAGCGATGCCTCCAGCACGTCGTTGACCGCGAGGCCGCGGGCAAGCCGCTCCCCTTCGACGCGCGCCAGAGGTTGCACCTGATCCTCGGCATAATCACCGACCCGTCGCAGGACCCGAAGATGGTAAAAGCGCTGCAAGCAAACCTTGCCGGCGACGACGCAGCGGAGCAAACTGGATCTGACACGGCCCCGAGCTCAGCCCCTCGCTCGGTCGAACTCCCAACCCAGCCAGGCGGAATGGATCGACTTGAAGCGAGGTAGGCCCAATGGGTCAGTATTCCGAATTGGCAGACGACATGCGTCCGCCCGTCAACGTCTGGGCGCAAACGCTCGACGCGACATCGCGCTCCTATGACCTGAGCGTCCTGACGGCTCAGGGGCGCGCTTACGACTCGTCGCAGGCGAACGAGCTCGTGTACCTGACCGTGCAGGCCGACGGGGCGAAGTGCTACCTCGCGTTCGATAGCGTGAGCACGCGCACGATCGCCGAAGGTACCGCGGTCGCTGCGGGCGGGACTCCGGCGTACGCCGCCGCGCACTGCTTCGTCGTGCCGGACGGGCAGGAGCGGAGTTTCGTCGTCAACCGCGTGGCGCACCGGTACATCGTGCTCAAGGGCTCCGGAGCTGGGTACGCTCGGATCGCGTTTTCGTCCAAGGCGACCACGGTCCGCTGATGTCATCGAGGCGAGCATTCTCGCGCGGGCGCGGCCGCACCGCCATTGCTGGTGGGGGTGGCCCACCAGGCCCCGCCTCCATCACCGGTCTCCGCGGCCTGTACCTCAGCGACACCTCGCTAGCGACGGACCAAAGCGGGACCGGTAACACGCTTACGCTTTCGGCCGTGACCGCGGGATCCGTGCAGAACGGGCACACCGCGGCCCGCTTCGACGGCACCACGTCGAGCGCGGTGCGCGCCGTATTCGCGCTCGGCGCGGCTGGAGCAATCACCATCTTCGCGGTCGCGAAGGTCATCTCCAACGGCGTGGGCGACAAGGCTATCGCGAGCTACGGGGATGGGGCGTTCGACGCGCACGGCATGGGGCACAACGGCGGGGTCGCGCTCCTACAAAACGCGGTCGCCTCCCAGGTCGGCAGTGGGTCGCTCGCGGCATTCAGGCGCATGTGTACGACGCAGGAGGCATCCGCCGGCACCGATCGCCTCTACCTCGATGGCGTTCAAGACGCGACGCAGTCCGCGGTAGGCCCGGTGGCAAACAGTCTGGAGTTAGCCATCGGGCGGGCGGCCGGCGGAGGCCAGGCCGCCAACATCGACGTCTTGGCGGTCGCTGTTTACGCAGCGTCGCTCACCGCACCGCAAAGACTCGTTCTAGACACGTGGGCTGCGGCGAGGTACGCGCTATGACTGACTTCTCGTATTCCATTCTGTTCTCTGCCGGTGCCGCGGGCACGTCTGGGAACATCGGTCTAGGCTACGCGCTCACCGATAGTCCTGGCGGGGGCATGGTGGTCGCGACCGCCGCAAACCTCGCTGCGAGCCCGAGCGGTCGCGTACTGGCCATCCCACGCGCCGTGGCGTCATCAGGGCTTGGGATTCCGATCCAGCAGGCCGGCGTAGTCCCTGCCTCTCTGTTGCCGTTCGTTGGCGCTGGAGCAAATGGCGAATTCGCGGTGGCTAACGCTTTGGGACAGGTTGTGCGGTCGGCCCTACCCACCGGCGCGTTCGGGAGTTGCGGGGCGGACGGCTCTGTTGTCTTGGCGCTGGCCGGCGGCCTCATCTCCGGCAACGCCTCCACCGCCACTTGCGTCTCCACGTGCGCCATCGGCGACGTCCTATGCTCGGCGAACGACGTCGATGCCACCAAGTTGACCAAGGCCACGGATGCGGCGCTGTCCGAGGTGGGCGCCGCCAGCATCGCCATCGCGCTCACCGCGGTAGTATCAGCGCCGGCCACCGTGACGTTCGCGAACGCTGGTGACAAGGTTGCAGCTGCGACGGTAGGTCTCGGTGCTGGCGCTGCAGCATACGGCGTGGTCTCGACGTTTCGGGTCGTGCGCAAAACGAACCCAGACGTGGGGGACTACGTCGTCGGGTCTGTCGACGAACAGGGTAACCCAACAGTCGCGCCTGAGCGCTACACCGGGCCGTTCAACACCAAGACATTCGGCGCCGAGAACGACGGAGGCGCGGACGCGAGCGACGCAATCATGGCCGCCGTCGTGGCGGCGCGAACCGCGTTCGTCACGGGAGACGGCGACGTCGTGCGACGGCTCGACTTCCCGCCCGGCCGCTACAACCTCACAAAGCCCATCTACATCTCCGATAGCAACGTTATGTGCTCCGGGGACCAGCGGAACGGGACCTACCTCGTCGCGTACTACGCGGGCCCCGTGTTCTACGCCGGGCGAAACCACTCGCTCACCGTCAACGCAGCCGACTACGGAGGCCTGAACAGCGTCGAGCTCGGCGACGACCCCGCCGCGTTCACCAATCGCCTCATTCTTTCCCGCTACGGCCGATCGTGGGACGAACTGCACGGGATGAGCGCGTTCTGCATCGACATGATCGTGCGGATCACGGATTCGCAAGCGCAGACCCGCGCCATCCTGTCGTCCTCCGGATTCGACCCTGCGGGCGATCTCACGAACGCCTTTCGAATCAGTGCTTCCGCGGCGGACTTCGGTTTTTCGTCCACCAATCTCGGGCTCACCGTCGCCCTCACCACGACCAGCGGCGCGTTTGCCGTCTCCACGGACGCGGGCGCCATATCGACGGGGGCAACTTGGTACCGCGTCCGCGTGGACTACGACGGCAGCAACGTCCGCATCTACGTCAACAATACCCTGGTCAAGACGGCGGCGTGCACCGGCTCAATCATCCAAAAGCACTGGGAGTCGGTCACGCTCGGGTGGGGCCTGAGCGGAGGCGTTGACTCCACCGTTGTCTTTGAGGGCGTGCCGGACGGCCTTAGCCTGGCGTCACTTCGGATGTCGTTCGTATCGCGACTTGCAACCGGGTTCGTTGCCGACGGAACGAAGTTCGCAGAGGACGCGGACACGAAGTTCCTGCTCAACTTTGACGTCATCGAAGGCGCGCTTCACTTCGCGCGCACGCATGCTGGCGGCGTCCTAGGCATGGCGGACGCGTGGATACCCAACGCGAACGATGAGAGCGTCAACCTCCAGCTCCCGAACCTGACGTTCGAGAATTTTCAGATCGCGGCCGGCTACGGAGGTGCGGGGTATGACCTCATGGCGTGCGTCCACGCGGTGATCAAGAACGTCTCGATTCGAGCGAAGCACGGCGTCATCCTCGGGCAAAACTCCTACTTCTCGACCATCGACGACGCGTTCCTTTCGTGCACGGGCGGACGCGGCACGGGCATCTACGGCGGCGGCGCGACCAACTACACGGCCATTCGCAACGTGCAAGTTCAGCTCTTCGCGCGGAACCTCAATCACCTCGGGCAGTTTTGTCTCGAGGGGTTTGGCTACTGGCTCACTCCGCAGTTTGTCAACCTCTACGTCAACAACTGCTTTTACTTTCACATCTCCGGGAATCACCTCATCAGCGACGAAGCGGCCGACGTGGTCGGGTACGCCCCCGAGCACGCCATCGTGCTCGACGCGTGCGGGACGGGGAAGATCTCCGGCTGCACCATCGGTCACAACACGCTCACGACGTCGCGGCAGCTCACCGTCTACGGACGGCATCGTCCAATCAGCGCAGACACGAAGATGCACATCTCGGTGGACAGCGTCACCTTCTCGCACGGAGCGCTGGCTGCGAACAGCATCCTGGTCGATCAGTGCCTCGACGGAGACCAGGTCATCGTCACGAACGTGGACGATCTCTACCCGATGTTTTCGGTCACGGGCGGCTCGTTGGCCAAAATCATCGTCCCCGAGCGCGAGATCGGCGCCGAGCACGCGGTCAATTACGCGACGGACGCCAACAAGACGGTCGACATCAACGACTGGACATACGGTCACATCGTCGTCACCGACACGGGGCCGGTGCTGACCACTGGCCGGCAGCTCATCATCCCCGCAATCGTCGGCTACGGCCGTTGGATTCGCAACGCCACTGCGCAGACCATCACGGTGATTCGGTCCGGTGGTACTAGCGTGGCCATTGCCGCCGGCAAGACGGCCTACGTGCTGGTGGTAACCGGAGGAGCGCAAAGGATGACGGCCGATGTCTGACACGGAGCAACCCACGACCAGCGAAGAAAAGGCGCAAGCGGCGTACGAGGCGAAGGTCGCCGCCATGACCGACGAGGAGCGGGGCCTGGGCGACCGGACGCCCAAGTGGCCCGACTGGAATCGGCTGGAGTTGCACCGCCGCGCCTTGTGGGTCGAGACCATCAAGCTGCGAGATGGGGAGATCCCCACGTGAGACTCGGTTTAGGTCTCGGCCTGGGCGTAAGTCGTTCGGCGGGCGCCGTGGTCCTCCCGACGTCGAGCGCGGCGTGGGCGACAAGGGCACCCTCCAAATCCGCGACCGCTTCGGCGACCACGGCTAACCCATGCCCAAACGCATAGAGGACTCGCTTCTGCATCGCCAGCGGTTTGGCGATCACACCATTCCGGTGCACGAGCGCGTCGACAATCTGGAGACGTTCACCTTGATCAGTCACGCCGCGAATCGCGACACGGTAGCTATCGTCGGTGGATTCAATGCCGGACTCACCAAGGTGCATGAGGAGATCGCCGCTGCGAAGTTTAGGGTGAACTGGCCGATCAACGCCTTGCTATTGTGCATCTTGGGCGCACTGCTTGGCCTTTGCTATCTGGGCCGGGAGCTCGTAATCATCGAGCGGCAACGCCTGGCCGTGGGAGTGGACGCTCGTCCCATCAGTTGGTGATTTGTGGATGAGACACGATCGCGACCCGACGATCACATCGCTGCTACGCGCGGCGAATTGCGGGCGATCGAGGCTCGCATCATCGTGCTGCGGCGCGACGTCTCGAAGCTCAAGGAAGAATTCGAGGGCCAGGTCGCCGGCATAGACAGCCATATCAAAAAGGCAATGTCCGGCGCAGTCACCGACGCGCTAAAGCCGCACGTCGAAGGTCTGGGAAAGCTGGAAGCCGTCCATAGGATCCTCCTCGAGCAGGAAGTCCGGGCCAAGATGAACGCCGAGGCCAAGGCGAACGATGATGCCGCTGCAGCGAAGGTGTCGGCGGAGCGCGAGCACCGGAACAAGGTGATCGTCATCCTGACGCCGATCCTGCTGGCGCTCATCGGACTGCTGGGCGCCGCTGTCGGTTCTCAGGTACGCGGGCCATCTCCACCAACAACGCAAACCGCGCCGAGGTAGCGCGAGAGGAAGCACCATGCTCTCTGAAGCAAAGAAACAAGTCCTGAAGCAATGGCTGCCCATCGCGCTGGCGATCGCAGCCACCGTCTGCGCGTTGCCTCCGGAGACGCGGTGGATGCCGATCGCTTCCGCGGTGATCTGGTCGGTGATCCGAATATTCAAAAAGGACACCTCTGTCCCCGGAGTGATCCCGGCGAGATGGCGGCCGGTCGTTGTCGCGGTGCTCGCGTCGGCGGCTTCAGTGGTCGACCAGGTCATTGCAGGCGGTGACTGGCGCAAGCTCGTGTCTCACGCTGCGGCCGTCTGCGCTGGAGCAAGCGCTGTACACATCTTCGGGGTGGACGTTTTAGGCAGCGGCAAGGACCTTCCGCTCCCGAAAGCGCTATCTCACTATCCGCCCCCCCCGCCCGGCCCGCACCTGACGTCGATGCCTCCCATCCCGCCGTCCGCCGGCATCCCGGTGATCGACGAGGATGGCATCCCCACAAAACCGGAACTCGACAAGATGGGCACCCTTGCCGCGCGCCGCGGAATCGCGATGACGCTGGCGGCCGCTTCGCTAACGCTCGTGATGTCGGGATGCGGAGCGTCGACAGCGGAGAATACACGCACGGCGGCCCAGTATGAATCCGAGCTGGTGGCGTGTGTGGAGACCGCGAAGACGCTGGCGGAAAGCCGCGCGTGCCGATGTGAAACAAACAAGCGGTGGCAACGCCAGTGCGTTGACGATGTCGGAGGTACACCATGACGATCACTGGCGATGTAATCGACGCGGTGGAGGAAGCCATGCCCCTCCTTCACGACCTGTTCTCCCTCTGGCTCAGCCAGGGGAAAGACCCAAAGGCGGAGCTGAAAGCCATGCTCGACGGTGCCGAGCTCGCGGCTATCAGGCTCGAGCGCGCTAAGTTTGGAAGTGGCGAATGAGCCCCAGCTGTTCATCCCGCGTGCTGCCACCGCTTGCTGGCTCGAATCCTACTCACCAAGGACTGACCCACCCCGTACTCGGCAGCGATGGCGCGTTGGGGCCGAGGGTCGCCGCGGATGGCCAGCACTTGCGCCTCGGTGAGCTTGGCATTGTTGGTCCGCGTGCCCCTTGCCTGCCGCCCCTTAGCGACCTTGTCTGCGACGTTATCCGCATGCGTTCCGATCTCCAAATGATCCGGACGTACGCACCCGGGGTTATCGCATTTATGGCGAACGACCAGGCCCTCCGCAGGCCACTCGTCGTGCCGGAAGAACCAGGCCAGACGGTGGGCCGACACGTATCGCCTACAGACCTTAAGTTTGCCGTAGCCGTTGCCAGCTACGCAGCCGGTCCACCCCCAGCACCCAGGACCCGTCTTGCGTTTCGCAAGAAAGCGGTCCAGCACGTCGATGCCAATATTCATGGTACGGTAACTCATCATCGAATCTCCAGTTCGGTGGTCAAGCCCGGAGCGTTAGCGCGCTGCCGGGCACTTCTGTTTAGCACCAAAAAGGAGCCGTATCCGTTCCGGGAGATCATATGGGGGCTCGCGGTACTCCTGCTAGTCGTCTGGTTGCTGTCTGGATTCGGGGTCGTGCACCTGCCGCGGTGGCGATGATGCGCCAAGAGGCCTTCTGGACAGGCCTCGCTCTAGGACTCGTTCTCGGCGTCGCCATCACGTTCGTGGCCCTCTATTGGCTGGCGAAAAACGGTTTCTGAAAGCGAGTGATCTGATGTCTGCCGATCTCCCGTTCGTTCAAGCGC